TAGAACGTACGATCCGGAAGCCACTGCGGACGCGGCCAGGTTGTATGCTGTCAACGTGTACCCTGCGTCGGAGATCGCTACGTTGGAGCCGGATAAGTCAAGACTTTTGACTGCGACAGTTTGGGTTCCAAGTGTCAATCCGCTCCTCGCGGGAATGCCGCTGTTTGCAACAGCAAGAAGTTGTTGCTGGCGAGTGTCTCTCGAACCTCTCCCAAAGTCCGAACCGTTTTTGCGAATCAATCGCAGCAGCGCGTCGGCATTTGGTTCTGTAAATCCACAGACGGGTTCCATAGCTACCTCAGAAACGTATTGAAGTTGATGGGCTCAATCAGGATAAACTCTTGCAACTCGCCAGGAGCAGTTCCCTTGCCACCGGCAGCGTCAAGAGGTCCAAAAATGTTGATGCTGTTTGCGTTGTATGGCTTGAGAACGCCGCCATCTTTGTAATTCCATCCCCATGAGTAAGACTTTGTTTTCCATGTCTGGCGTTTATAAACCAACCTGTAAGCGACATTCCAGCACGGGAATCCATTATAGTATCCTAACTCAGCATCCTCGACTTGGCAGAGTAATTTGTACTGTCCGAACCCTCGTATTGCCGACGAGTTTATTCTGTCGTGACGCGATGAAATGTCTTCCAAAGTTTGAGATGCATTTTCAAACTGATTGAACACCCAAGAGACCAACGTCGATTTTTTGTTTGGCAGCGGGTCGTACAGTTCTCCTGCCGTGTTTGCAATTGTCTTTGCTCCTGCTGGCGTATAATCCACCCACATCGTTTCCGAGTCTTCGCTGGAAATCTGAAGCTTCCAAACTGGCAACCATGTAGTTGGTTCCGGATTCGTTGGGTCATTTGGGTCTGGCTGTTGCTCTTCCTTTGATGAGTCAAACTCGCAAGTCATTACCCAATAATTAGCGTGTTCTTCTTTTCTTTCGACTTTCTTGGAAATGCACGTTGCTAGGAACGGCCCGTACTCAAGACCAACTACTGGTGCGTTTTGCGTAGACAAAAGTATTGATTCCCGCGATGCAAACTTGTCGTCAGACACCACCAGAAAGTCGACGGACATAGTAATGCTCAAGCGACCTTTTTCGCCGCGCTGCAAAGTACCAGACCCTCTTCTGAGTTCGCCTATAATTTGCGATGCCATATTATTTTGCAATCAGCCTTGGAGCGTTGTTGTTTTGGTTGATCATAGTTTGTGCTTTCGCGTTCAGTTCTGTGAGTTTTTCAATCGCCTTCTGTTCGTTTTGTAACTGCTTCTGCATTTTTTGCGCTGCCAATTTTGCTTGTCCTAAATCCATCATCCTCGGGTTGTCCATAGCCACCTTGTCGTCAATAAGCCCCCTAGCAATCTCCATTGCTTCCTTGCTTGCTGTGGTCTGGTCAAGAAACCCGTTCTTCACTGCCGTAATCATATTGGCGATCTGGATAGATCCCGCCCTAGCCTTATCGAACGACTGCCCAAACTCTCTCAGGCTCTGCTTGTTCTTCTCGTCCTCGGTTTGTTTGCGCTGTTGCAGCAGTCTCCTTTTTTCAGCTTGCTCCATTTGCGACAAGTTCTGCCTGTCGAGATTAAGCTTGCGAAGCAGCAGTTGCTCCTCGGTCATGGTCAACTTGTTGTATTCCTCTTGTAGGCGATTGATTTCTTCTTGTATTTCTTTCGACTGGTCTATTCTGGCTTGTCTCTGGGTCAGCTGGTCGTACTCGTCCATCGCTTCCTTGATAAGTTTTTTCTGCTCGGCAGTTTTTGCGGTCAGTCCTCCGATTTCTCGAAAATAAGTCTGACGTTCGTCTTCGTTTAGCTTTTGCAGTTTTTTTCGCGTCTCCTCGCGCATCTTCATTCTGTCTTGGTCAGATTTCATTTCGTCTCGCTTCGCCTGCTCAGAAGCAAGGCGTTTCTTGCGTTCTTCTGGGCTGAGTTTGTTAAACTCGTCCTTTGCTTTCAGTTCTGCTTCTCGTTCCGCTCGTCTTTTCGCCAAATTCGCCATCATTTGCTCATGATCGTGAATGAGCTTTCCGGTCCTCCTCATCGGGTTTTGTCTGTCTTCTTTTGTCCCGCGAATGATTAAATGGTAGAGATCTTCGAAGACTGTAATTCCTTGCGCCACCCCGAAAAAGAAATCGGAAGCCGCGTCGGTGGCACTGGAAAAGATAATGGTTCCATCTCTTATTGCGTCAAGAAGGGAAATCAAGCTAGGCATCAGCTTTTCGCCGAACTCTGCCTGCATAACTTCGAAGTCCGATTTTAGTTTTGCGACCATTCCAGCAGGCGTCGCTAACATCTTTTCGTTGATCTTCTCGAAGCGACCCCCTGCCTCTGTGGCAGTAATAATTGCCTCAGCAACTTGCAAAAATGTGACCCTACCAGCCTCGACATCTGCTTTCAACAAAGCCATGTCGCGACCTGTTACCCGAGCAATTTCTTGCAACGGATTGAAACCGGCGTTGACCATTTGAAGTATTTCTTGACCAGCGAGCTTGCCAGACGCTGCGACCTGGCCGAAGGCGAGCGAGAGAGACTGGAATCGCTCCGCGTTGCCAAGCGAAATCTTGGAGAGCGCGTCCAAAGACGGCATCACCATTTCCTGGGCAACACCGAATCCAAGAAGAGTTTGCGCACCTTTGCTTATCTCCCCGAACGTCAGCATGCTTTGCTTGTCGAGCTGACGCATTGAGCTGGTGAGCTTTTCCGCTGCTCGTTCTGAGCCTAACATCGCCTCCATAGCAGCTTCGATCCGCTGACGCTCCATCGCGATCTTGATCGAGTCGGCAATGAAGTCACCAAGAGCTTGGCCTGCTTGAGAGGCGACAGAGGTGATACCAGCAAAGCCAAAACCGGCCATAACGCCAGTGCCGAATTGACCAAGACCACCAGTGAGTCGCCCAGCAACGCCACCACCACCAGCTCCGCGATCTCCACCGCCGATCCTCAATCGTTCAATCTCTTTAAGCTTTTTCAACAGCTTTTCTGACAAGTTGTATTGCTGTTTCATTCGTTCGAGAAAACGATCGGACTCAGCTACAATTTGCTTGTGCGTTTTTACTTGATCCAAAAGCGAACGCAAACGATCTCTGTCTGAGTCGCGTGCTCTTGCGATACGCGACTGCTCGTCATTCCACGATTTGTCTTTGGCCTTCAACTCCATCTCAAGGGAGTTTTTTTTAATTCTCGCAAGATTTGCCTGTTGGTCAGCAAGCTTCTTTGCGGCTGCCGCTTCGCTGTCGAGTCTTTCTTTTTCTTTGGATTTCAATTCCATCTCAAGCGAGTTTTTCTTGAGTCGTTCCAGGTAGGCAGCTATATCTGCTTTCTTCTTTGCGGCTTCCGCTTCGTTGTCGAGTCTTTCTTTTTCTTTGGATTTCAACTCCATCTCAAGCGAGTTTTTCTTGAGTCGTTCCAGGTAGGCAGCTATATCTGCTTTCTTCTTTGCGGCTACCGCTTCGCTGTCGAGTCTTTCTTTTTCTTTGGATTTCAACTCCATCTCAAGCGAGTTTTGTTTGAGCTTGTTCAGGTATTCTTGCAACTCGGCTTTGCGTTTCATCAACGCAGCCATTTGTTGTTCGGCCTGCGTTAGCTGGTTAAATTCCACGCGATAAGCATTAAGCATCTGCGTATGCTTTTGCGGAGTGATGGCACCAACTCGCAGTGCTTCATCAAGAACACGTTTCTTCTGGTTAAACTTTTCAACATCGGACTGTTCGCGTTTTATGTCGCGCATCAGAGACGAAATCTCACCTCTGGCTAGTCCAACCGACTTCTTCAGGGCATCCATGTCCAAGCCGATGCCGATGTTGACTTGTGTTGGGTTAGCCATTCGCCACCTTGTCCAGTTGGGTCATGCGGAGAAGTACGTCAAAGTCGTTTTGAGATCGCGTTTCGGATTGCGGCTTTCGCTTTTTAGGCTTGTACCTAGCTGGCATAAACGACTCCAGTTCAGGCACATCAACTCCGGCCTGCGCGAACGCTCCAAACGACGCTTGCTGGGCAACGAGTGCCGTTTGAAGCCACTCGTCGCCAATTGGTTGCAACTGATCGAAAGCCATCCAGAAATCCAAGGCACCCGCTGGAAGCGAAGATAGCCAAGCCTGCACATCCAGGATTCCCCATCGAAGCGCAAGCTTGCAGGCCAACATCAACCTTGGACTTCTTCGGATTTTTTTCGCAGTTCGTCGACCTCCTTGTTGTTTCCTCGAGCAAAAGGGCGACACTCAGACCACAGAACTTCTGCGAGCGCAAGCGGCATGGAACTCAGCTCATCTGGGTGGTCGACAAGCTTGTTCCCCTGTTCATCAACGAGCATTACCGACAACATGCATCGACGCGCCTTCGACCAATCGATGTTTCCGTCCTTGTCGGAGATGGAGAGTTCGTACTCAACACCTTCCTTTTCGGTCATCGATTTGATGTGAAAGATCTGCCCGTCGTGTTCTACGGATTTTATGCTGACCGGCTTAGCGAGTAACGCCTTAAACTGCTCTTTATTCATCATCATCCTCGTATGCTTTACGCTGCTGCTCCTGAATCACCTTGTGGCACTCGATGAACCTAAGGTTGTACTCAGGAGGCGGAACGACCTTCGATGGTTTCTCAAGTCGCGATCGTTCCAGTTCGCAACCATCGATAATTTCCTGCATGCGATTCAAAGGGAAGTCGACAACGTGTGGTCGCAATTCGGCATTGTCGGTATGGTCGATGTACGCTACGTGCGATCCATCGACCCATACTTGCCATTGCGCAAATTCCACAATCTCGCCCTTCCAGTTCATTCGCAAATCTGGACGCAGTTCGATTGACATTAGCTACTCCTTAGGTCGTGGTAAACGCTGGTGCGGTTACGCCATCGAATTGGATGACGTACTCGCCCTTCATAATTTCGCCCTGCGCGCAGTTAGGGAACTTCACGCTCTTAACGAACGCGGTTCCCGCGATAGACCCTGCGCCTCCTCCAGCCGTGTTGGCTGGGTATGTGATCGTTGCAGTGACTCCTGCGTACGGCTCTTGAGTGGGCATCATCGCGCTTGTGATCGGTGGTGCTGCTCCAAGCCAATTGAACTCAATTGAAACTTCTGGCAGATTTCGCAAGTCGCTCGGTCGCACTGTCTTGTAGCCAGTGGTCCCCAAATGAGTCGTATCCAAGGCATCGACAGAAATTGTCAAATCACCAATTTTGGTGATTTGGGTCGTGATCAACCCTGTCCCGCTGATGGTTGCTCCAAGTCCGGTGTCTGGAACTGTCAAAGGCATAATTAAGGCTCCTGGTAATGAACTACAACATCAAAACTGCAAACGTACCGCGACGCTTGATTTCCGTCCGTGGGCGGTTCTTGCATGTATTCATCGCCGGACACATGCTCGACACCGCAAAACACGTATCCACCAACATTGCCGCGAAATGAATCGATCCCGGTTTCGCGAATCGCCTTGCTAAGCGCAGACGCAGCAACTCGTGTGGATGCATAGCAATCGATCGAGATTCGAGCGTGAGCTGCCTTGGTTACACCAGCCAGCGTGTGTTCGCGGTCAGTAGACATGACGTAGTATGCGATAGCCGGTAACTGACAATTCTGAACCAGTACGTCTGGGTACATTCGCTGACCAACGATAGTGGACACCGTTGAGTATGACAGCAATTTTGAACGAAACGATTCTCCAATCGCAGACATTAGTATTCTCCGTTCACGATTATGATCGTTCGGTTTGCCGATTCACTAAGGTTGCTTACTATACGCAAGTAGCGAACCCCCTCGAACGGTTGCCGCTTTAGGGCAATAAACCTGGATCCTGCTGCCGATAGCGTGTACGCAGATCCTTCGTCAAACAGGTTTACGTATGTCGAGTCGTCTACGCTCACTTGGAACGTAAACGAAGTCCCAGTCAAAGAGCTTGGGGTGATCACAGCTATAGCTACCCTATTGCCTTGGAATAAAATCGACGTTGAAGTTGTCCCGGAAGTTGCGATCACCACCGCGTCAGACAGTCTGAGTTGTTTAGCCAAAATGCAACCCCTTCGCCTTCTTGTAGAACTCGTTCTTGAATAAACTCATAGCTTGGTGGAACGCTCGCTCGTACGCTCGCTTCAAATAGTAAGCGCGTTCAATCGGCAGCTTGCTTCCAGCAGCCTTTTCCGCTTCAGTACTGCCGGGCTTTTTTGGCGAACCTCGCGTGTAGGTAATGATCTGCCCGTACCTTGACCTTTGGCTAATGATCTGACCCGGCTTGCCCCAGTAGTAAAGTGTTCTCGATCTCTTTACGACCGGGATGCGGAAGTGCATTTTTTTGCCCGGACCCTTCCCCATTGCGTTCATGCCAATGTAAACGATACCACCTCGCGCGTTTTTCCAGTAGCGCCCCACTACGTGCGGCGCGCTCGGCCCGGTGTCGTACTTCTGTTTCGCGCTAGCGGACCACTTTTGTTTTGGGGGTACTGCATCTTGCGACCACCGCTGCGTCCCTGTCGATGAAGCGCTATCTGGCTGAACAACAGCTTGAGTTGCGCGTACGATTGGAGGAATCATTTTTCTCGCTGCCGAGTCGACGCATTTAAACTGGACAAGCATCGGCAACTCATTGAGAATCTTATCCAAGTCGCGGCTAATCTTTACGTTCATGGTAATCATGAGGATCGCACCATAAGTTCGAGGTATCGATCCAGTCCGTCCACTGGGTTGACATAAAGAATGCCGTACTCTGTGCCGTTAAAAACGATCTGCATCTTGGTGTTGTAGCCGTATCTTTTCCGAACTAAGAACATGCCGTTCACACCAGCTTCGAGTTGTCGCCCTCGCATGTTTTCGGTTCCGCCAGATGGCGTAAATTGGCATGGTTCGTCGACCAGGAAATCCGACCACGTTACGACGGGTTGACCAGAAGAGTCTTGGGTTTCTACGGGCTGCTGCACCGTGCATCTCTGCCTAAACGCAGCAGTTTTGATTCTGTTCGGCCTGCCGCTCATGGGTAACTAGCCCTCATGAACTTTGCGACCAAAGATTCGTAGGCTCGCAAATCATTCACTCGATCGTTATCGCCGCGATTCGAGTCAAAATAATACCCTACCAGCAGCAACATCGCTCGCTTGGCGATCGCAGGAACAAGAGTGCCATCCTGCGAATATCCACACCTGTAGACGATTTGCCACGCATCCCACCTCGATGCAGTTGCTGGCATGGTGGCTTGGTAGGCGTATCGGATCTCGTTTACGAATAGTTGGTACAGAGACGAGCTAAGCGTTTGCAGCGCGTTGTTGCCGTCGTAGTACTGGATGCTGACAATGTTCTGGATCGGGCTTTTTGGCAAGTGCAGGCCGTTAGGAAGTCCTGACGCTTGGACCTTCCAGTTCTGAAAACACATTGCGGAGTCCGTGTCGTGTTCCCACTGCTCTCTAGCCTCTGAGATCATGGCCTGAAGCATTCCGTCGTGAGTGCTGTCGGTCGACGCGATCTCCAGTTGCTTTTTTGCTTCCGCCAGGATTATTGGTTCTGCTGTCGGTCGCGTCACACGTTCCGCTTGCATAATTGGCAACTTTCATTATCCGAACGAGAACGTCCTCAACGCCATCAGTCAACTCAAGAACTTTCCCCGCAGGAAACTTCTTCCAAGGTTTCATTAGTCGAATCATGTTCCTTGTCTTTCTTGATATGCAACTCGTCGTATTCCTTCGGGTAGTACTGCTTGACCTGAAAATCATCGTCGTGCATCGTCACTACTTCCTCGACATGCCCGATGCGAATGGATGGCTGAACAAACACTTTTCTGCCTGCGTCTTTCCACTGTTTCCAGAAAAAGACATCTGCGTCTATTCTGCCTTCTCCCCACCCACCGACAGAATCAGGTTGGCACATGAACCACGGTTTTGCGACACCTTCCAGACTGGCGACTTTGATACAAGTCAACCCAAAGTGCGCACAGTCAACTTCGATAGGCTCGCCACTCCACTTTACCGACTTCACACCTTGCTTCCACGCAAGAAGCGAGTCAGATCCTCGCTTGCATTGGAAGGAAGCAAGAGCATCGAGATCGTTTGCGGCAGTTTCGTAAAGCAAGTTTTGCAAGTTTTTTGCCGTGAACACCGAGTCGCTATCAATGGTTACCATGTATTCGACGCCATCCTTAATGCACTGCTCGAACATTCTTTGCATGTGTTGGTGGTAGTAGACACCAAGCGTCACTACCAACGGAACACCGACTGATTGCAACGATTGCTCGATGACTGTCCTCGCGTAGGTGATTTCATGCCGAGGACAAGTCATAACCGCTCTTACTTTGATTTGCATACAAGCTCCTCCTAGCTGTTTGAAAACTAGCCAACGACCACAAAGCTGGCGTTGCTGCTGTTCGCAGGATTTTTGAACTCCGGATCCAAAATCCCGACCGCACCCGAAATGATTGGTCCGTTGGTCGTGTTTGTGTCCGGAGTAACAGTCAATCGAATGAAGCGTCGACGCCCCTTCAGGTCGATGTGGTAGACACCAACAGCACCATTCGTAGTCGCATCTTGCGTCACGTTGTAGCTGCTGTTGAACGTCACGAACGAGCTTGTCGTGTCACCCTCGGCGAGTTGCAGCGTCACGTTCGTTGAGTTCGTGTTTGCCTTTGCG